TGGTAGCCCATAATAGCAGCGCCAGCAGGTGAAGCGTATAAACTAAAGTTAGGTTTCACAGTAGTTTGTACGCGCTCTAGTAGATCAGTAAATGGTACTAGGTCTTCTGGAGTTGCATCCTTATCATTAATAAGGTCATCTAAGGCTCTAGAGGCAAAGTCTTCTATCCCACTCTTGTGATAGGTAGGGTCAAAACCTAGTTCTGCCGCAAGTTCTGCTACACCGCCTTTAGGCTTTATAACTGCATAGGTTACGCCGTTACCGCCTAAAGTATCAGTTAAAGCAGTATTAAACTCTGATGGAGACATACCGACATCCATAGCATTGTCTAGTAAGCGTCTAACTACAACAGGAAGTGCGCTATACATTTCACTGCTACCGCTAAAGGTGCGCAGCACACCACTGTCTCTCATAGAGTTAAATAGCCTAATGGTGTTTTTCATTTCTTGAGGTGTTAATATGGTAGACTCTCCGACGACAGTCTTCATTTCGAAGTCCATGCCTGATGACTTAGCTAACTTTTGAGCCGTGGATGCTACTGTAGTCTCGTACCACTTCTGTACACCTGGCGCACGCTTAAGGTCACCAACAGCACCTGAGATAGGGATGGCGATCTGACCACGACCTTCGTCAATAGCATCGCTAATCTCACGTTCCATACCTTTACGCAACCAAGTCTTTTCAAATGGCGACTTAGGTGCTACACCGAAGTTTAACGCGTCTACGTCGACTTCACCATAAGTAAACATGTTGTCTAATACGGACTCATCACCAATATTGTACTCGTCCATAATTGCTTGACGAGTCTCTTTGTACTTGCCAGAGGCTTCACCTTCCTGCAAGCGCTTAATCATGTCCCACGCGTCCGCTTCGCCAACTCCACCTTCTCTAGAGTAACCTTGAGCTCTGCCTGCTTGGTGGAGGTCTGACTGGATTTCTTGGATTACACGAGTAGGTACGCCATCTAGTGTATCGTCATAAATACGAGAGTGCATTAAGTAGTTTGGAACTTCACCAAAGTGACTTGACGTATAACGTGAAGGTGACTTTTCTACACCTAGTAAATCTTCAGGGGTAAAGTCGCCCCAAAGCTCCGGTAAGTCTGGTTTAATTTCTCGCATGCGCTGAACTAATGGATCAGCCGTAGCGAAGTCCCCAGCATCTTCAGCTCTAAGAGCCTTATGGTACAAGTCTTTGAACTCTTTACCGTCTTCCATTGGAGGCTTAGCACCTTTCTCGGAGTACGTTGTTACCTTCTCTTTGTACGTAGGGTTATTGCGACCAGGCTTTAAGCTAACCCAGTTGTAATTTTGCACTTCTTCAACATTGAAGATGTCAAGGCGCTCGGACTCCATTTTTTCTAAGTCAGCTTTGTTAACCTTACCTTCCTTAGGTAGTTCAACACCCGAGAATGCGATCTCTTCGTCTTTGACACCTTGTTTCTTTAACAAGTTAGGTACTGATCGTGCAGGCACAACCGTGTCTTCAGGCAATGCTTTTATACCCGCTTTTAGTACTGAACCAATACCCATTACGCGACTCCTTCATTTGTATTCTGTGGTAGCTTAAGTGCTTTACTCATTGGTGCGGCGCCATTAGGAGCTCCACCACCTTGCGCTACAGCTTGAGCTTCTTGTTGGGCTGCAGGATTACCTCCTAACATTTGAGCAGTCTCATCTAACACCTGAACAATGTCAGGTGAGTACTTAGTTTTCATAGACTTCATAGCTAATGCTGACATTTTAAAGAAGCCTGCCGGATTGATTTGACTCATCATCTGACCAATTTGACCGCTCATTACTGACTCAAGCATTAGTTGCGCTTTTTCGTCTTCATCATTATAAGCAGCTGGGTCAATGCGGATTACGAAGTCCATGTACTTGAATTCAGTCTCAAACTCATTGACAGGTGCCATAACTATGTTACCTTCTTCATCCTGCACAAAGTCTTCAGTAGCAGGATCAATCTCAGGTAGTAGTATAGGGCGTTCTTCTGGACCATTAGGGCCTTGTACAAACTCAGTCACTGGCTTGTTCAGCTCTACCCAGCGCTCACCAACAACTTCGTCAGTAACCATTAATACCTGGTTAGCAGTAAAGTACTGGCGAATTAGACGAGCTGTATCTTCACCTAATGAGCGGTAGAATGACTCGATACGCGCTGTGATGTAGCGCAGTGACATTATCGTAGCGCTTTGTTGTAACTTAACTTTACGGCCAGAGTCTGAGGCGTAAGCCATACCTAAGAAGCTATCGTTAACACCTAGCACACGTTGGATGCGATCTAGTGATTTATCAATCACTGTGTACTGATCCATAATCTCGCGAGATAGTTGCTCTACTTTTATACCTTTCAGGTCTTTAACAGGTATAACAGAGTTCACGCGATTAAAGCGAGTTGTAAAGTCATCGATGTCATCAACCGCGTTTTTCTCTACGAAAGCTTTCTCAGAGTTAACCATTAGCTGAAGCTTTATCAAAGCCTGGTTAATCGCGTGCTGAGACTGTGCGATCTCTCGGAAGATACCGTAGTACTCAGTAATGTTAGAGCTATGTAAGAACTGAACACGGTAAGGCCAGCGGCAATCCTGGTAAGTAATCTCTTTTTTACTTAACATGACGTCGCCAGACCAGTGACAAGACCAGCGCTTACCTTCTGAATCTTCTAGCACAGTATGGACTACTAAGTAGTTATTAAATACTTTGTAGTAACCTGTGTACTCAAAACCGTAGTTAAAAGCGAAGTCTGCTTCGTCAATATTCAAGAAGTTATGGTAAGCGTCTAGCTTCTCTAAAGCTTTTTTACCGTACGTGCGAATAACCGCATCTTCAGTTAGCCACTTGAAGCGGTGTAAGAACGAAGCATCAGAGTAGTCGTCTTTCTTAGAAGAAGGGTCAAACACCATCTCAGCGTCATCAACATGGTCGTAGTTGATACGGTTAATAGGGCGACCAAAAGCGTCACGAGCACCTGTGTCTTCAATAGTTGTTTCGCAAACTAGTACGCCTGAAACTAGACCAGATAGTTTTATCTGGTCACCTAAGATATCAAAACGGTTGTCTTCGAAGGCATGTGCAATCGCATCATTAAGCAAGGTAGCGTTATCGCGATCTCGAGGATTAACTGGACTTGCCACTACGTTGTTAACTATTGTAGAGTAGTAGCCCACGAGCATACGAGCAAACAACTTGATTACGTTAAACGTTTCTGCAGGCTGGCCACGACGCTCAAGGACAGCTAACTGATCTTGAGTGTAGTGGCGGTTATGGTATAGATCCCATATCGCGTTAGCTTCTTTACGAGAGGCTTCATAAGCTTCATAGCCGACTTTAAAAGAATCTTTTAAGTCTTGTATTTCTGCTTTCATTAGTTACCGCCTTGTAATTGCTTGAATCGCTCTGCCGCCGAAATAGTAGGCTTACTACCGTCAGGAGTTACTGGCGCAGGAATGTTTACCTGAACCTTAGGCTTGGCCTGTTTAATTGTTAAGCTGTCACCTTTTTTAATTAGTTCTTGCTTATCTGATATCATGCGAATACGCTCGTCGATAGCGTCCATGGCCATCTCGGCTTGCTCTAAGTCACTACCTAAATAGTACTTAGCAGCCATAGGATCCATATCTCGAGTAAGAGAACGCATCTGAGTTTGTACATCGCCCATAGAAGTTTTTAGAGCCGCGAGTACAGGACCTAACTGCTGACCTAAGGTACCAGCTGCTTTATCAAAAGCTTGTAGCTCACTCTTAGTTAGCGTTGCGCCCATTAAAGCGTTACGCATAACGTTACGGAAAGAGTGATAAGCTGTTGTACCGGCCATACCTTCGACGTTGTCAGAGAAGTATTTACGCACGTCGTGGAACATGCTATCTAGTATGCCGGTTTCGTCTTCGGTTAACTCAGCACTGGCGGTAGTACTAAACTTAGCTAAACTTCTCAACTGGCGAGCTACGCGCTTTTCTTCATTAGTAGGCTTCTTACCAGTAAGAAGCTCTAAAGCAACAATATGCTCGCCAGCGCGCTGACGCATTTTCGGATCACTAAGATCTAGGTCGTAGAAGTCGCCTTCTGGATTTAAAGCATTGAGTTGATCACGAATGCCCTGAGTTGCGTCAACATCTTTCATACTACTAGTTCGACCTTCAAGAGTCGTCTTAGCTTTATGCAAAGCAGTAGTACGGTCCATACCTGGGTTGTCTTGTTGTAAACGATCAGCTTCGCGTTCAACTGTTGATCCTGTACGACGCTGCGAGTTTTTCATATCGTAGTACTGTTGCACAGCTTCTTTATAAGGCATGTCAGGGTTGTAGCGTTTTTCGTCTTCCCATAACTTATTGATCGCGTTAGTGTCTGCAGACATCTCACCAGCGTTAAGCGAATTAATCTGAGCTTGAAGCTTCATATCAGCCAATTCTTGCTGGTTTGCGTGGCGAGCATAACCTGTAGCAACTTTTAACTTATTCATATTAATAAGTGAGTTTCTGCCTTGCGCGTCTGTGCCAATAACTAAGTCAGCGATTGATGGGTCTTCAAAGTACCGGTCAATCATTTCTGGTGTGTAACCTGCCTGACCTAACAATGCCTCATTTTCTTGGTTACGCTGAACTTCGTCAAAGCGTACCCAGTTGCCCCACATATTAGCGCCTGCAGGATTAGACTTAGCAGCTTTAAGAAAATTGTTTAAGTGGCGAGGTTGCTTGTCTGCGTTATAAGCGCGGAAGGCGTTAAACGTGTCGTTACGTAATGCTTCTGTGCGCATATTGTAAAGCTCGCCTTCCATTTTAGCTAGCTTTAAGTCAGCTTCAGCTGCACGGTTAGGACCTTGCTCAACAAACTCATCTAGCTCAATTTTAGATCTTTCTCGACGTAACTTAGCTTCGGCCATGCGTGCTTCGCGCTCTGGTGTGTTGCGCATGTAATCACCAACACTAGCTAAACCTTGAGTGACGCCTGCGTATCGTTGTGCTGTTGCCATTAGTATCTCCTAAGCCGTAGTATCGTAGGCGCCATATTGATTAGCTGAAGTTTGACCCACATCAGCGTAACCAGGATTATACACAGGTGCTGTAGGTGGTAACGGCGGTGTTACTGCCGGTTGGTTTATGTACTCTGTTAATGCAGTACCTACTTCTTTTACTGCGGTACCGTACGCTACACCTGCTGCTTGTTCTGCTTGACGTGCAGTGGCTGACGCGTCTTGAGCTCTTTGCGATAACGTTGAGCTAATTCCTGCTCCTGGGTTTTGGCCTAAGCCTACTTGTAGGAACTGTCTCTTTTCTTCAGCTACTTGTCCAGGTGCTTGAGCTCGAATAGTCGCTCGGTTAACTGCAGCGTCTTGTTCAGCTTCTCGTTCCATAGCTATAGCTAAACCGCTATCTTCAATACCTCGCTGAGCTAATGAAGTCTTGATTTGAGTCAGAGCTTTCTCTTGTTCTTTTTGGAACAACTCTAAGCCTTGGGCAGCGTAAAAGTCAGGAGTAAGGTTACTGTAGTACTCTGATAAGTTGTCTTCGATACCGCCATAAGTGTCTTGCCACTCGGCGTATTTTTTCTTCTCAAATGCTAGCTGTTCGGCTGACATAGCTGCTGCACGCTTACTAGCTTTATCAGCTGCTTCACCTGCCATGTAACCTGATATAATTGTACCGCCTGCTACTACTCCTGCTGCTACTACGGACATTGTAATTCCTCCAGTAAATTTTCGTACTGCTCTCGATTATCTACTGCTATGTCATCAACCATTTTGTCAATATCCGTTTCTTTAGAAAAGTGTATGGTTGTCCAAACAGTAGTCTCATGTGCTAGCACCACTCGCTTGGTTCCAGCACGAGATACCATAGTATAAGGCGCCTTAATATGCTGCGTACCTTCTTCTGTTACTTCAGTTACAAAGCCTGCTGAGATAACGCTTATATGTTCTTCTTTCTTTATCTTACCTACAACTAGTGAGCCAGCAGGTAAGATGATTTCACGAGCATACATACCGTTGTCAGTGAAGTGGTGTTTTAGCTCGAATGCTTCAGCACCAACGACGTCTTCTCTAGAGTTCATAGCATCTTCTAGACGATCAATTTTACTACGAAGGGCTAGTGCTGATGTCATGGCGCGGCCTCCAGAGCTGCTATTCTTGTTTCGTGATCTGCAAGTTCTGCTGTATGACTTACTATAGTAGACTCTGCAGAACTTAGTCTACTCTCCAGATCGCTAATCTGAGCTTGTAAAGAGTCAGCGCCTACTTCAGACTCTTCAGTTATCTCTCTTACTAGATCACTAAGAGTTGTTAGATCTTCAGACAAACTTGACAGCGTAACTCTGGCAGAATCTAAACCTTCTGAAGTTTGAGATAAGTCAGACTGTCTAACCAAGCTGTCATTCCCGCGAAAACCAAGTACTGAGTCTAGTTCCTCTACCAGGCGTAACAGGAACCTTCTGAGTACTTCAGGTTCTGCTACGTCAGGAGGTATAGCTACTAGTGACTCATTCATTTAGTACTCTTTGACATAGTCGCTTCATATTCATATTCATGTACAGTACCAGTACCTTCAAATTCAAGTTGAATAAAGAAGCCACGCTGTAACTCCTGAGGTACTTGGATTGTAGTACTGTCTGTACCAGTCAGTTGCCGATTCTGTATGACAAGCTGATTATTAATCCAAACATTTACAATTATATCACCTTCGTGATAAATGTGAATCTTTTTGTACATTTTATTATCAGTTACTGAGCCTTCAATAAAGCGAGGAGACTTGTACTTCTGAGTAGCCGGAAGTGAAGAGCCATAGAACTCCTGGAGTACTCCATTCTTACGTCCGTATAACACGTCATTCGCTATAACTAAAGACTCAACACCTAGGTTTAAGCGTCTGTATATTTTACCATACGCAAAGTCGAAACTAAGGATACTACCTGTAGTCTCTAAAGCATAGTAAGCTTCATCGAATACGACCGAGTCTATTACATTAGCACTGATCTTACCTAACTTGTCCTTAGATATCACGTCTACCTGGTTACCTGAAGAAGTACAGATCCCATCGCTAGATACCCAAAGTGCAGCACCGCGTATAGTTTGCACAGACTCATAAGCTAAACAGCCTTGATCGCTAGACAAAACTTGAACTGACAGAGAAGTAGGGCCTGTACCAGTAACCAAGTAAGTCTTGAACTTAGAAAACACTAGCACGCCGTTAGACACAGCAGCGATACCTGTTATATCAGCGTCAAAAGTTAAAAAGTAAGTTACTGGCCAACTTTCAGGTTCACCAATAGGCGTGAAACGCAGTAGTGATCCGACAGCTCCGAATAACATAGCGTATGCTTCAGTAATAAACGCTAAACCGCCAGGAGCTTGAGCTGCAATAGACGAAGGCAACAAACTGCCTTCTACATCTACGTCTTTAGTATCATCTGTGTAAGTCGTAACAGCATTACCTAATTCTGTAACTAAAGTAAACGCAGTTAAATTGCCACCTACTCTGTACAGTCGCTTCTTGTCCACTTGGGGATCAGTAGACACAGGCAGGTTATTAAAAGTCACTAAACCGCCACGCTCTAAATCGTACTCAACAGACACAGGACTAGGGCCTGACTCAACACCTGTAGTACTGTTGTAAAATGTTAGCTCGTACTGATACACGCCTTGTAGCGGGAAGAACTTATCTTCATCTAATTCATCATTAGCACTTATATCATTAACAGAGTCTATTACTGTGTCTGTGTCATTAGCTAAGTAACCAACTCTTCGATATACACCTTCGTACAAACGATACACACCAACTCCTAAGGTACCGTACACCATTCCAGCTACGCCAGAGACAGTAATAGTTCGTAGCTCAGGCGTAACAGTTTTAGTAACTGTTTTAAAGCCCTTGCCACGTCTCTGCCGCTCAGTGACAGTCTTAGATCTAGAGTCTACTAGAACAGCTATGTCGTTAGTCTGGTAATCTGCATCTTCATTAACTAAGACGTAAAAAGTATCTGTATTGGGTATGTTGCCCGTGTCTAACACTACCTCAAAGGAAGCTTCTACTATGTCTTCTATAGAACGCACTGTTGTGTCTGTTAACTCCGCTGGAGGCTCAATACCTAAGTTAAAGGTGTTAGTACCATCATAGACCTGTGGAGTACCTGACCGGTCTGTCCAATATAACTTACGCTTATATTCTACATAGTCGCGTAACTTATCTGAGTCTACCCACTCTTGTGCAAAGTCATACCAAGTGTGGTAAGGCTTTACGCTGATAGTTGTAGCCTCTAGGTCTTTAATAGGTGCAAGTACACCCTTAGAGTTATCTACGTTTTCGTATACAACTCCTTCGTTAACGTTTAAGAACTGTGGCGCTACTCGAGTGCTTAAGCCACCTTGAAACTGTTGTACCTTCATACTAATTCTCTTGTGTGAGTACGGTCATTCGGACGTAATGCGTAGTATCATTAGCTGTTGCAATCGCGTTAATCTTGTAGTCCACAGACCCTTCTAACGAAGCGGGTACTACATTACGCAGCTCTGTTGCTGACGTACCGTCAGTACGCAAGCCGTAGGTGAACGGCGTACTAAACGCACCTAATAAACCAGGCCTAGCGGAGCGGAAAGAGACTCCACCATTAACATACGACGCGGAACCGCCAGTTTTAATAATCGTAGGTATAACTGAAAGCACCTGCGAAGACGTGTTATCTGGCGTGGAGTGCACACCTAGTGATGACCGCTGAGTTAACGCAGGAACTACTGCGTAAGTGTTAGCTCCAGCAACAGTAACACTCCCGACTATCTCTTTAACTAAGGTAGACACCGCGTTGATGCGACTCCACACACCGATATCTACTGGAGTTGTACCTGCGAGTGTAACTGTGAGCTCCTTGTACAACTTATCAGCATCCAGTCCCTCGATGTACATCACATTACTAGTGTCCAGCACGTTGTCTGATACAATAGTCATAGCCTCGCCAGTCTCACTAGGGAATGCGTAGTCATCTGTAAAGTCTACTAGCACTGTAGGGCTAGTAGTAGACAGCGCAGTGCGCCTGGCATTAACGTTAAAGAAGCTAACACCAGGAACTTTACCGGCTCCTACAGCGATCATTGGGTCATGACTTACATCAATTCCATTCGAATAAAATCCGCGTCCTGCCATTATCGTTCTCCTTAAGTTATTAACGCCCTGAAATGCACGATACGTGGCCGCCTGGGGCTATAGTGTAAGTTGTCGCATTGTCCATTCCTACCAGACGCACCCTGATTTTTGAGCCTGCACCGAAATCGAAAGGTATTGACACATCTATACTGTAGCGAGTACCGGCCGAATTGACTAATGGCTGTAGATTCACGTTTCTTAGGAGTTGCCAATTGTCATCGCCTTGGGCGTCTCTCTCTATGAACAATGTCTCCCCTCCTACTAGAAACCCATTTGCTGATAAGTCTAAACTCACGCTTACCGTTAAACCTACAAGATAGGGAATTGTAAGATTAACACCGTCGAATATTTCCCTGTTATCTATTTCAACATCCCCTATTAAGGTGGTTAGATTATACTCTGTTGAACCGGATAATACCTGTGCGCCGCCGCCTTGCCACCTTAAAAACTGCACATTGGCGCTGTCGTTCTGACCCCATCGTCCAAGCTTACTGAAATTATCTTCTACGTACAGCCACTTTCTATTGAAGTTACCCGCTGTTGGCTCTATCCCGCTATTAGCCAGCTCCATCTTATTGCCAGCAATGCGGTTATACCCTACATGCACGTGACCATCGTCTATGTACTCAATAACAGTACCAATAGTGCCGCCTGATATATTTATCCCCCTGCAATTGTCAAGGATGATCCTTCCCGTGGAGGGGTCTGCGTTATTGTAAAAATGGCAGCCTGAGAAATCATGCCCATTAGCCACCTTATCAGCCCATAATTGGTAATCTACATTGTGGTTTATATTGGTTCCAACGAACATACCATGATGAGGATTACCACCAGCAACAGGGTGTCGAAGGTGTAATCCTCCTTTGTTACCTGAAATTGTGCCTCCTAACCAGTTTATGTTTCCGGCCTCAAGTAATACACCGACGTTAACGTTGTCCGTTGAGAAGCTATTGCTTATAGACACGTACTCAACGGGGAACCCATCAAGAATATTCCAACCGTCCCAGTTATTGACGCAAGTGATGTTGTCTATATTATTTCTACCCACTGCACCAGTGATAATATCACCGCCATCAAGCAATACACCTACCTGCGAGAAGTGTCTAAATACGATATTACCTGTTATGGAATATTTAAAGCAGGTTGGGGATACTGATAGCCCAATTGAACCGGGTATGAGTGCAACAGGCAACCCTGCTGATCTTCTAACCTCACCGTTGCCTGTTAGCTTCCAGTTAGAAGCAGTTGAGCTAAAGCAAGTTAGGTTGTCATCCTGTAGGATGTCTGCCTGAAGCTCCACTACTTGGGACTCTTGTATCGCATAAGTCCCTGTCTTAGTTATGTTACTATCAATTACGATGTGCCTAAAGAAGTATGCGGAGGCGCTAAGAACGTTGCCTAACTGACTAAGCTTCACTGCGCCTACAACACTCAACTTAAGCTGCAAACCGTTTATAACATCGTGGTATAGACCGCCGTCAGCTGTTCCAGTCCCTGCTCCAACTACTACGTAAGGCGCGCCACCACTATTCCCAGTCGAGTACTCTGTAGTGTTAACTATGTCACCTACTCTTAGTGATGCGTCTAGTACAGCTAGTGCGACAGTAGCGTAGTTTAGTGATCGATGTCGTGTTGAAATACTTTCAACCCAGAAACCTGTGGCTGACACGTCGTCAGGTGCGATGCCTTCGGTAACGCTTCCATCGTAGATGTAGTCTACAAACGTTGTGGCATCAGAGTATACGCGAGCACGAGTATAGTCATCGGTATCTAAGGCAGTCATCTCTGCGATTGAGTCAACAGCTACAGGCACGTCTAGGCGGTCAATCTGGTACTCATTTTCACCACGCTGTTGCGTTACCTGGCCTTTGCCTAAGATTAAGTCTTGGACGCCCGCTTTCGATTTGCGGACCACTCGTTGATTTGCCATTAGTCGAATGCTCCTGAATAAGTCGATCTAAAGTTGTTAGCGTTACTAGTACCGTTAGTACTATTTGTGTTCTTAGCTACGTCAAGTTCTCGATTATACAGTTGCATCGACTCAGCTGCCATGTCTCGATACTGTACATCTAAGTCATCGCGGAATGCATGTGCAACTACGTAGTGCTTTAAAGCAGTATCAAACATCGAAGGTATTTCTAACTCGTCTAAGACGTCTGTCAAAGTATCTGGTATGCGAGTATACCAGATATTAACTGCGCCTGTAGAGTCTACTATGTCAGTTACAAATCCGAAGTCATCGATTTGCTCAGACTGAATACTAGGATCAAACAGCTGAGTTACTTCACCAAATACTGAGTCAAAAGTATAGTCAGGCTCACCAGTTAATCCTGTGACCACACCAAAGTACTCGTCACCTGCAAACTCTATAGTTCCTGTATTTTCAAAAGGGTAGTTATTTTCTGCTATGCCTTCATTAGGTATAGGATATACTCGGATTTGATCTAGATTACGGTTATCAAATATCAGTGCAGCAATTTGGTCACCTTCGTCTAGTTCCCAACGTTGTTCACCGATGTAGTCTATACTAACGTTATGTCCGCGTTCTCTGGAGTCATACGTACCACGTGATAAACGCTGTTTCTTAGCTCGCTCATCCATATTGTCATAGGAATATAAAGGTATCTCTGTGCTGTCAAAGGAAGCACGCTGGATGAGCCATAAGTTTTCAGGTAAAGTGTAAGTATCAACGCCGATTTCAACTACGAACTCGTGTCGACCTTTTAGAATTTGGGTTTGCTTAGCGAGGTCTTTCTGACCTTCGTCTAGTATGCGGAGCAGTCGATCGTCTGACCAACGTTCAGCTTCGGGATCGGCCAGAGTGTCTCTAGCCCGTAGTAGAATGTTTTCTATTCGTGTAGCCATGAGACCAGCCTAAGAAAGCGCCCAGGTTTTACCCTGGGCTGAGGTTAGGATTAGTTGATTTGAGTGTACTCACCAGTATTCTTCTGGTATTCCAAGTACTCAACAACCACAACGTAATGAGCCACGTTAGTAGCCGCACCAGTCACGGTTAACCCTAGGAACAAGTCTACACCTGTACCAGTAACACTTTGACCAGTGAAAGTGCCTTGCTTACCTACAGTCTTCAGGTTGGCAGCAGAAAGAACTTCTGTGCCGCCTTCAGCTGTACCAAGTTTAGCACTTGCGCTGGTCGCTGCGTCACCTGCAGTAACCACGTTAACGTAAGCGTTAGTGATAATTGCGTCAGGTGGTAGTTTCGCGATTAAGAAGTTACCGGTTGCAGCAGGAATTTCACCTTCTTGCAAATTAGTACCTTCTCGCACATCTGCGGCAAACACGCAGATGCTTTTCTTTTGGGCGAACTCGCCTGAGCGAGTGATATCTGTGTTAGCCATGTTATGCCACCTTCACGTCAACAGCGATAACACCGTAGTCAAGATCAGAAATCTTGGCTTGCTTGTACTTGGCGTTTTCCGCTTTAAGGTTAGTTTTACGAGCTTCCATCCAGAACTCAACGGCAGACTCAGACTTAATACCAAAGTCTTGAGACTCTTGATACTTGTAGTCAGGCATTTTACCGAATGCAGTCTGAAGACCGCCTGCGCCAAGAATAACACCGCGAGAGTGTAGTTCAGTAGACGCGTAGTCAAAGCCTTCTTGACCTGTCCAAATAGCAGAAGCAGGAGCTGCACCAGCATACTGACGTAGACCAGAAATTTCAATTTCTGAGTCACTTAAGCCCCAACCGCCAGTAGAACCACCAGTAGCACCAAAGAACTGTTCAGCTTCTACAATTAGCAAGCTACCAAGTTTACCGATAACGCCGCTAATGTTACGGTTTTTGCTACCACGAAAGTCACCAGAGCGTACGATAGTCTGATAGCCTGCGGTGTCTTTACGAAGCAAATTAGCCATCGCAGAGTCAACAACAAATAACCAAACAGGTTTACCGTCAGCAGTAATATACGGGTCCATAGGACGACGCACAGCACCAGTAGTAAAACCTTGAGAGGTTTTAAGTGTTTTTTCGATGTCTAACAAAGAGTTAAAGTCGAAAGTCGCGTTTAAGTCAATTACGTGACTAGGCGCTTGACGACCGTCTTCATTAGTGATCAAGTTACCTTGAGCCGCGTCGAAAAGAGACTGATCTTTGAAGCGAGTGAATAAATCACCAAGCTTGCTACGAGAGTCAGAGTGTTCGTTGATTGACAAATCGCCAATGTCCACACCATCGAACTTGTCACCGTTGTCCACAACAAGACGGTAGCGCTCAACAGTCACTTTGTCAGAGAATTTCTTCTTTTGCTCGCCTTTACCAAAAGCAGTATCTTTGCCTTTAATAGCCTTACCACTTAGGTTGCCATCGAAGTCAAATACTACGGTGTGACCAGAACCGGAGTTCTCGTTATTGGCTTGCATTACAATTGCGTCTTTAGTGGTACCTGTCATAGGCGCCCAGAAAGACTTACTTGCCGCTTGTACCAAGCCTTCGCGCATCCACTTCTTGCGTTTCAGATCGGAACTTAGGCTAACTACACCAGTTGGCATAATAATTTCCTTTAAGTTAGTTAGTAAGTGAGTTACAAGTGAACGAGGTATCGGACGCCGAGCTCGAGGTACTTATCTACTCTGTCCTTTATTATACGGCTCGACGTTCAAAAAGTACACTTATTAAATTTAATACGTTTCGTCTTTGTACGATTCTCGTACATCTGCTTCAACAGCCAGATCAGTAGGTTTACTACCACCAGGTGCTTTACCTAAGTTAGGCTCATCAGGCGCTTGTGTACCCTTGTCTAGCACTTTAGGCTTACCTAAGTACTCAGCAGAAGTCGCTAAGAATTGCTCAAATGTGATTTCACCGCTAGCTAATTGCTTAGTGAGGCGTGGAGGTAAGTCGTTATCAATAACGTCATCAGTTAGTTGAAAGTCAGGGTACGCGGCGTTATGCTCTTCTAGCAAACGAGTGCGCTTTTCAAGCTCTGTCTCGTTAACTGCTTTTTCTTTAATCTCTTTGGTGCGGTTGCCAAAGTTCTCGCGGTTAGCTTGCTCATACTCATTTAGCTTAGTACGCCAGGCATCAGGATCTTCATGTTTTAGGGCGTCTAAGTCTTCTTGCTGTTCTTTACTAAGCCTAGACATTGCGTCTTTTTCCCACTCAGTAAGTAGTTGTTCGTTTTCAGTCTTCAGCACTTTCAAGTCTTGACGTGAGCGAGTGTAGTCAGCTTGTGTATCGCGACGACGGCGTTCAGCCATTGCAGCATACGCTAATTCAGGTGATACTTCAGTATCTTCAGGAAGAGCCCAGGATCCGTTGTCGTCTTTAGTCATGCTATCTGTTAAAGAATTTACTACTTCTTCAATAGACGGCTGCTCTGCAGGAGTGTCTTTCATTTTCGTTCCTTATATTAATGTCTGAGTGACTTCTTAAATTTAACAAATTTATTTACAATTGTAAACAGTCTTGATAAAATAAATAATAAATTTAATAAGGAACTGTCAAGTGGCTATATATACCTTCTCTACTAAGACAAAGCGGCCAGAGGATGCTGAAGCAGTAGAAGCTCTTAAAGCCCACTGTGAACGCCATAATGTGAACTTCAGCGCTGTTATCATCAACCTTATCAAGGAGCACGACTGTGGAAATAAAGTACAACGTAGTCAGCCGACTGATAAATAACCAAAGCGTTGATGAAATAGCTAATGAGCTTGAAATTACTAAGACTACCGTTATGCGCATACGTCGTGAGTTTGAGAAGGCGCGAGCTAATGACCAGCTTCACGAATTCATCGATATGGATAAAGTGTTACTGGATCAACTAACTGAACAGATGATCGATAACTCACCTCTACACTTACAAGATGATGTTATTGAACATGTAGCAGAGATTAAGCAAGCTAAGACTTTGTTAGACGCTTTGTCTGAAGATATGGTCATTACAGCTAAAGCATTAACAACGCGCATTAAGTCTATGAGCGGTACTATTGAGCACGTTAGTGAGCTTGAAGGTTTAGCAAATGCATTAGCTAACTTAAACAAGTCATTCTTCCAAGATCAGCGCACACAAGTTAACGTACAGAATAACTTTGGCGGTGAGTCACCAGCAGCGTCATACGGAGCATTCTTAAGTGATAAACCTTCGAATAACTGAACAGCAATTTGACGAGCTGTACCCTGATCTCGTAGGCTTGTATGACCACTTTGATCAACCACCACCGTCTACAACAACTAAGAATGACTTTGAGCAACGCTACCTTAGCTCTAAGTTGTGGCGTCTGAATAACCTATATACAGTTATCAACAAAGATGGCGAACCAGTAACGTTCCGCATGAACCTGGCGCAACATAAAGTGTATGCAGCCACGCGCATGCATCCGCGCGTTATTATATTAAAGTCACGTCAGCAAGGTATCTCTACCTTCTGGCTTGTTAGTTACTTCGACGACGGTGCCTTCTGTCCTTACCTGAACGTAGGACTCATGGCCCAGGGTACCGACGAGGCCACTACACTGCTTGAGCGTGCAAAATTCTTGTGGGACACTTTAGATTCTGGAGTCAAAGAGTTTTTAGGTATTCGTCTGACAAAAGACAACACTAAAGAATTTGCGTTCTCTAACAACAGCACAATTTTTATACGCGTATCTTTCCGGTCTACCACCTTACAGCGCTTGCATATCTCTGAGTTTGGTAAGATAGCTAATGCTAACCCTCAGCGTGCTAAAGAAACTAAGACTGGTACACTCCAGGCTCTTGGTAAAGGTAACACTGGTGTAATCGAGTCGACAGCTGAAGGTCGAAATATGTTCAAGGACTTGTGGGATGCGTCTATCCTGGCACTCCACTCTGGACAAATGACCGCTAAGGACTTCTACCCTATCTTCTTATCCTGGTTGGACGACCCTGACTGTACTCAGGAAGTATACCAGAGTGAAGACTCTGAAGCAACTAAGTACTTCCAGGAACTCGAACATAAACTGGGTGTCAAACTAAGCCAAGAGCAGAAGAACTTCTGGATTGCGCAGCGCCGTGAGCTCGGACCGGACTTGTTCCAAGAGTATCCTGCTACACCAGAAGAGGCATTCCTGGCATCACGTGACGGTACTTATTACTCTAAGAAGTTCAACGAGCTTGTTGTTCGCAAAGGCCGTGTACAAGCCGATCTGTACGACCCTAACTTGCCTGTGGACGTCTTTTTCGACCTGGGTGTCGATGACTATACGGTCATGGGTTTTGTACAGTGGTATCGTGGTGCATATCGCATTGTAGCTGAGTACTGGAACAACGGTTATGGTATCGGTCACTACATCGACTATGCTCATGACACCGGCTGGGACATCAGAGACCTAGTGTTACCACACGACGCTAATCAACGCGGAACTAATACTGCAGGCTCAGGCTTAGCTAAGAGTACCAGGGACATCGCGGATGAGCATATAGATAGCATGAGTTATAACATGGGCACACGTGTTCTTGCTCGTACAGCACTAGCCGATGGTATTCAGGCAGTGCGCCGCATAATACCAATGATGTGGATTGACGTTAAGTGTACTTACATTATCGATTGCATGAACAACTACTCTAAAGACTTTGACGACAAGCTTCAAGTCTGGAAGAAAACACCCCGCCACGACGAGTTCTCTCACGGTGCGGATATGGTACGACAAATTGCTATGGGCGTTAGTGAGAGCGAGAGCTCTAACGACTCAGTCAGAGCAATACCTCAACGTTATCAACAATCCTCAGGATTTGCACTATGAAACAATATATCGGAACTAAAATTGTAAACGCGACGCCTATGCGCCGTGACGCTTATAACGACTATCGTGGTTGGGAGTTACCGGCCGATGAAGACGGTACGGATGAAGGGTACTTAGTTGAGTACACCGATGGTGGTAAAACTAATGATCCACGACACGCCGGTTATATCTCTTGGTCTCCGAAAGAGCAGTTTGATAATGCTTACAACGACACGTCTGATGCAATGACCTTCGGGCATGCTATTGAAGCACTGAAGCTCGGCTTGAAGGTAGCTCGCAAAGGTTGGAATGGCAAGGACATGTTTATCGTCTATATGCCTCCACTATTTCTCCCTCCAGCTAGCACACCTGAGCCCGGACCTAAGGTAAACGCGCGGACCGCGAAGCATATTGGTGAAGATGCACCATTGGACTGCCAACCTTACATAGCAATGTATAATGCGCAGAAGCAGTGGATTCCTGGGTGGCTAGCTTCGCAATCCGATATGCTGTCGGAAGACTGGGTTATTGTGTAACCATACTGGCTGTCTTCGGACGGCCTTTATTATACTGCGAAATTTAATAAATTTATTAACTTACTATGGTGAAACATATTTTACTGGACAGTGAACCATTGGCAAGAGGCGGCCAGGCTGTCCCTAGGGTGCCCTACGACCAGGTTGTCAGACAATCTTACTTCAAGGCAATGAGACAATCAAACAATCTTACTTCAAGGCAATCCGATTGTTAGACAATCTTACTTTAAAACAATAAGACAATCAATATTCATCAAACTTATAAGTTATATAGATAAAATAAATTTTACTTTTAGTAGAATCTATGATATTCGCATGCACACATATATAAATAAGTCAATATAACTCAAGTTATAAAAAATCAATTTAATATAACCAAACGGTATTTCACATTTGAAAATAAAAGTATATTATTTAATTATCAACTAACAACTAAGAGAATAAATATGAATACACAAATAAGTAAATTAAATTCAATTTTAATTGTACTTCTCGAGTTAAACGTTATATATTTAATTCAAGGTTAATCGAGCATTAACTTAGATCTTTAACAATTTGGTGTTCTTCTTAGTAAGGGTTATTATAACTCTTATAATGTGACAATGTCGTCACTATAAACTAAGGAGACTATTATGTCTAATGTAAAGAAAGTATTCGTTGAAATCGCCAACCTATTAGAAGAGAACTCTAATAAGAAAGTGAGTACAATACTACCTCAACTAATGGAACTCATGACCGCGAAAAGTGGCGGTGGTAGTGACATTGGTAAGACTTTCTTGAAAGACGAGAACGGCGAAGTATTCGCGATCTATTGTTACTACCACAAGAAGTGGGAACTACTTAGTGAGTGCGAATATGGTTCTAAGAAAGGTACCTCAACTAACCTTAACACTATGTGTAAGGAAGGTGTATCTAATTGGACCAAACAACGTCGACTCGCCAAAAAAGGAAAGGATGAGTTACTAACTAAAGTATTAGACGGCGAGATCCTTCAAGAGAATTTGGCGAGTGCCATTGAAGAACTTGAAGAGTCAACTCGAATCATCGTTCCTCGTGAAGATGGTCAAGGTTATGACACCGCCGAAGAAGTTAGTGAAGTATTCGCGAACAACATCAACGAAGAACTATAGACGTAATGGGTACTAGAAATAGTACCCTTACTAAGAAGAACACCAAATTAAGGAGTAACTAATGAAACTTGTAGTTATAAGAAACGTACCTCTTGAAGTGTTCGAGAGTTACCTAAATAGTATACCGACGGCCATCTATAATGGCGAGGACGCCGTATTCCCTCATGATTGTCTTGAGTTGGTTACTAATCATCCAACGACCGTTGATCTAATGTGTGAAGAAGACATCGACTTCAACGTAGAAGTAGTGGAGTACTAGTATGGTGGAGTTCGGTGTAGTCGTAGTATCATCAATATTGTTCATAGTTTGTCTATGGTCAATCGCATTTGAGAGGTTAAACTAATGGAAACTTTAGAGTCACTCGACATGATTGTGATAGTCTTCGCGACTAATCACTTAGATGTGAAGACAACTTACTTGTACGGTAGAAGTATGTCGTACGAGGAAACCGAGGTGCTATTACTCGATTCCTTACTAAACGAGTATGGCGAGGATGCATTAGAAGGGTTCGAGATACTCTCGATCGTGTACTAGTTATGAATACGAGTATCTTAGACGAGCATTATAGGGCATTCGAGTGGCAAAAGTTTGAAGACGAATGGCTAAGGTTGTACCATAGTAGTTCACAAATCGACCAACTAAAGTTACTCCGAATGCTATTGTGCGAGTATAGAAATGACAAAACGTTGACCGTTGTAACTAAACTTTCATCATGAAGGCGGTCAATTACTTGTATAGTGTTCTAATATTATTTAGTATTTAATACTTATATATTATATATTAAATTAAAATATATTTTATAATACTACTGTATATATATACAGTACTGTATATATATACAGAACGTATATAAAATATATATAAATGGAAAATCAAAATATGGGTTTTTTACATAATCTAAAGTCTATACACCGTATTGTCAGCGTCATTCTTATGTCAATTCGAGGTACTGATATCAGATCAAACCTAAAGCCCACCACCATCAATTTTCAACGAATCTTGATAAACGTATATAAAATTTCAGAAAAGTCCATACGGACTAATACACAAGGCCTGAGGCCTATCCATAACCATTAAATAGGACGACAACATCATGAAACAAGAAATCCGTCACTTACTTAGCTTACTTGAGTTCCATCATCGTCAACTTAAGCAACCCAAACCACTGAGCCCATCAGCTTCCATTCGCACGTACTGCTCATTCCATAGCCTTAAGTCACGTACCTTCAAGGTAGTCGCCGGCGAGATAACCTTAGCTCAGAATCCACGGCTTGGGCGCTCATTAGTTACTCACTTCGAGGGAGACAGTGTCGCCAGGATAGTTACATACGATGAGGACACACTGGTGCTGTACAATGGAGTACCGTGGATGCATGTGCCTGGGCTAGACGACTTGAAGGTGCGAGCGTACACCGAGGTAAAACGGTATGCTTGGTTACCGCAGTATACACCACCGCAATACGTCGCGTTGGAGAGTGTCGAGCACATGCTGATATCGCAAGAGTAACTGACAAAAATAATTTGAGATTAAAAGTGTACAAAGTCTCAAAATTAGATTAATATATCATTTCAGTTCAAAACTGCTAAATTAAGTAACCTCAATAAGGAGCCACAACATGGCTGGTATTAAAAAAGCATACACCGAAATCGTAGAATTACTTCAAGCTAATGATGACGCCATCGTTGCAGACGTCCTGCCTGAAGTTATCGCCATTGCAAGTGCGAAGACTGGTGGCGGTGGTTCACGTGCTACTACATTCCACCGCAACGAAGAAGGCGTAGTTGTAGCCGTTAAGTGTTATTACTTCGGCACTTGGATGTCACCGGAAATTGAAGACTTCGGTAAAAAAGCTTCGAGTGCTACAGGCTTGAACAGCATGTGTAAAGAAGGTGTGTCACACTGGACTAAGCAGCAAGCTGGTTACAAGAAAGCTCAGGCTGCATTACTTGGTAAAGTAGCGGCAGGTGAAGTTGACGCGGCTGACCTACCAACAATCATGGCTGACCTTGAAGCGGAACGCGATGCGGTTGTTGAGAAGTCTGACGGTTACGGCTTTGAGACTCTTGAAGAGTTACTTGAAGACAACGCAAACCGTGGCGTAGCTCACTAGTAACACAATAAGGGGATTAAGTTCCCCTTATTTACACCTCCACTGTCGGATATTGAAAATATGAGTGTTAAGCAACAAGTACGTAACCTGGAAGCTGCAGGCGTTGATGAAGATACTATAGTAAACCACATGGTGATAACGCACCATAAAGCTAGACAGTGTATGCGTGAGCCATCGCCTGAGCTAAGCCAGGCAGCAAGAGAAGAGATATTCTATGAAACTGGTCACGAGCATACAGGGCCAGAGCTAATGCGCATGTACCGCATAAGCAACCAGGAGTTGTACAAAGCTAAGTATACTGTACCACCGAAGACAAGAAGACCGTCGCTACAACAGCTTGAGAGCTTATACCAGGAGCTACAGTGCGGCATCAAAGTAGCTAACCCTGAGAAGACAGACTTTGAGATAATCGCCGAGTATACTGGCGCAAACATTAGTTACGTCCACAAGATGCTTGCTCATCATCGCAAGCGTGACGTAAAGCGACAAGACCTGGCACACTTAGCTGAGCCGCTACTACGCGAAGGCGTCCTGTATGCAGAGATAGCTGATGAGCTAAAGTGTAGTGTGTCGACAGTTAGTTTGATAGCTATAGACCTGGGCTTAGAGCGACAGCACAAACAGTACATTGATAACTGGCCTGAGATACTGAAGTACGCAAACGAGCACAATATAACTAAGGCAGCCGAGAAGTTTAACGTAACCCGTAGTAACATTTACTATCACATGAGGAAAGACGATGACAGATCTAAATGAGTACAAGAAACAGTTGCGCGCTCACGACTGGTGGCACATGATGAGCGATGATCACAAAGTGTGGCAAGCAGGTGAGGATAGCCTGCGTGAGTTACAAGTTATATCCAGACAGTCACCAGCTCATCGAGAGCTGTACGAGAAGGTACGGCAGGAGATACTAGGATGCTAAAAAAGCTACTTAACATCTTGATGTTCAAGCATAAGGTGTACATCTACGAGCTAGACGTACTCTGGAAACACGGAGAACGTCAGACGTTCACGAAGCGTAGTTTGTACGAGATACCTGCGACAGAGAAGATGGAAATTCTGTTTGAGTTCAACCTTTTGTTAGCACTATATCACGAGGCCGTAGAAATTAAAAGCTTTAAACTAGTAGAGGAGATATGGGTATGATTAGACTACTAATACTAACGCTGTTCCTGGCTGGCTGTGCAGTACCGCACAACCCGTGCCCTCTAAAAGCAGGCGATAGCGTTAGGGATAAGCTAACAGGCGCACATGGCGTAGTACTACTAATTCTGAGGGAGGGCGATTGGACAGCTACATGCAAAGCCAGGATATTACACTCAGGTAAGATAGACAACTACTATGCCGCCGAATGGGAGAAACGATAATGCAAATAACGACTCAAGTATACATGGTAACTGTAGACGCTCCATTTCATCACGGGGATAAGAAAAGTTTCCTGGCTGAGGCAGCGAAATATGAATCTGCAGGTATCGCCACAAATGAGTGGAGTGACGAAGGTAACAACTACTACATAGTTGATAGTGAACACAAGACATTCCCAGCAGACAAAGCGCGTATCGCTGAGCTAACCATTGCAGGTGTACCACTGAAAGTTGCAGCTCCTCAAGACTTGCGTGTAGACATTACTGATGCGCTACAGGACATGGCGAATAAGTCAATAGAAGTAGCTTTGTCAAATGAAGGTGGAGGCAACACTTATAACAACAAGTGTGAAGTCCACATGCCAGGTCAAGCTCTGTCACTATACAACGACATTATGCTGATGGAAAATGCTTGCTCTGACGCACTACAGAATGAGCTAAACAATGGCTGGCGTATTATAACAGCATGTCCTCAGCCTGACCAGCGTCGCCCAGACTACATCTTAGGTCGGTACAACCCTGAGCGTAGTCCAACTGACTTAAACGCGGAGCGCGGATAAATAGTAGTTGTTGCTGACTAAAAAATCGTGATATAATTTTAATTTCAAAAATGAAGTAACCGAGAATAACAATAAGGAAGTGCTATCATGCAAGATCTAGTGTTAGAAATACAAGCTCGTCTAGTCAAAGCTGTGGATCGCGGTGATCCTGACGCAGAGGTTGCTTTGTTGAGATTAAAAGAACTGTCTGAACAAGTCATAGAACTTGAAGATGCCTTAGCCGTATCTAAAGGAGCTGTAGCCCATGGATAAACTAGCAGCCATCGCATTCTTACTACTTTTAGTCTGCGCACATGCTTATGTAGAGCATGTGGAGCGCCAGGCAAATATTGAAAAACACAGCAAACCAATAGAGTGGTACGCAAACAAATGAAGCAACGTAAACTAATACGGCCAGATGTATTGCATGCAATCCGTAAAAAGATCGCAATGCAGGTACCAGTAGCTAAAGCAATTGCTCAGCACAATATTGAGAATGACATAACGCGACCAACGGTCGTTATGCTTGTCGATACTCTAGATAGCGCTGAGCGAGAGCAAGACCTTAAAACCCAAGAATTAATTTATGACAGTATAATGCCTCCCTGGCTAATGTTAGCAGGCGAAGCTGTACAGGAACAACCATACGAGTATAAGTATGTTGGCAAATTTCCTCTGGGGAGATGGGAATGCGAAATATAGAACCGTTTATATCGTTAGGCTGGTATACAGTACCGCTTAAGGGTAAGCTGGAAAGACGAGAAGACGGCTCTAAAACTGAACCCGTGTTCGAGAAAGACTGGCGCAAAAAGTATGCTGAAGAACGCAATGAAAAAGTCTCAGGCTTAGGCGGTGTTCTAACAGGCTCTAAGTCAGGCATAATTGCTATAGACTGTGATAACGACCTGGTGTGGCAGTTATTCAGAAGCTTGGACCCAGACTATGACTTCACATTTGTGTCCAAAGGCAAAATTGACAAAGAAGGTAACCCTAAGGTATGTGGCACCATTATATACGCTTTTAATCCTGACTTCCCTGATAGCTTCGGCATCAACAATGACAAGTTAGCTTTAGATGTGTACAGTGAAAATGGCTTTGTGTACTTACCTACAGAAAAGAACAAAACTAAGAAGACCTGGAAAGAAATGCCAGAGCTTAAAGAAATGCCGGCCAGTGTACTGTCATTTCTACTGCACTTAAAAGAAAGCTCTAAGCCAAAGTTAGCTCCGACCATTGCACCTAACGTAATGACAGCTAACTGTCTTGCACCAGCAGTAAAACAGTTTGTAGATAGTGGTAAGTTCTCTCAAGGCTTATTTCGCATTATAACACCACGTTCATTCAGAGATGAACCTCAGTACGTTAATCAAGGCTTTTTGCACCCTGAGAACGTCCCTGAAGGCCGTGGGTCCGAATATCTAAGTAAGATTAGTGCTATACTAGGCGCAGACATTAGTATTGATGAAGAGCTATACAATGCAGCAATGCACGATATTAATGGTCTATGGGGTGACAATGCCATGGATCCTGACAGGTTGGATGCTACTATCACTAACAGTATGGTTTCTGGTAACGCTAGTATTGACGGAGTACCTATCTGGCAGTATGACGAAAACTGGTCCCAATACCGATGTATACTTCATACTAAACGTCAGTCAACTATCGAGCTGGGCTTTGATGACCGTCGTGCTATGTATTATTGTGTGGACGTTGCAAACGAACATGTAAAAGCGTTTAGTAGAGACTCTGACATGTTCATGTATGTGAACACCTCTGTTAAAAGTGCGCCTAAGAAGCCTGAACTAATACAGTCGTTACCGACTATTAACGTTACGACAGCGCCTGAAAAACCGTTTGGCTTCTACGCTACTGACGACAGTGTGCGCACACTTAACTTGTTTAAACGTACGCCTGAGCTAAACATACTAAATGACCCTAAGACTTATACGCAGTTCTATAAGAGACCTGAGACTATAATTAAGTTCTTAGAGACCCTGGTGCCTGAAGAAGAGATGCGGACATACTTACTGCAGTTTATTAAGCGTAAGCTAACTAAGTTTGAGTACAGTCCTGTAATGCTGTACTTCTTAGGCGCACAAGGTTCTGGTAAAGACACATTCGTAGGTATCCTAGAAGCTATCATGGGCAATGAGCGAGTGTCGAAGCCGACGTCAAAAGAGTTCTTAGAACAGTTTAACAGCTGGATGCTAGACTCATACTTTGTGCAATTAGATGAGTATGGTAATCAACTAAGTAGCCGTGACAAAGACGAAGCATTAGGTAAGTTAAAGGCGTACACAGGTAAAGAAGTAATTACTATACGTCAGATGCGTACTGAAGGTTATATGTACAAGCACAACGTCACATTCATTAGTACTGCTAATAAAAACCCGTTCGGTTTAGAAGATGGTGACCGTCGTATAGCGTTGTTTGAAACGCCAAATAAGCTTGAAGAAGCTGAGTGGGTAAATGACGTAACAGAAGTACACGACCGTATATTTGCTGAAACTAAAGACTTCGCGTACTACTTAGCTACTGAAGTAGACATGTTGCCTAAAGCTAAGTATGTGACGCCACCCTGGACTGCAGGCAAGCACAAGCTAATTGCAAGCTCTATGCAAGCCGGGCCACGATTAGCTTATGCTCTAGATCATGGCATGCTAGACTATCTTACAGAACTGTCTGAGCTTAACGACTGTCCTAATCTCATCAAGCAGATAAAAGAAGGTCGAATATACTCTGAGGCTCTAGAAGACTTGTATGACGCACTAACCGAAAATGCAGGTGACATGCGAATTCTAACTAAGTTGATACGTGGTAAAGGTATTAAGATTCGCCCTACAACTGTCGGCAATGTTAAAAAGTTCTACTATGACCTGAAGTGCTTCAAAAAATCAACCACTGAAATGTTCGAGGACGAAACAGATGAACTATCCTAAGCCTATTATCTCTACTTACACTTACTTGCAAGCTGAGCGCTTGCATAGAGTTGAATCTGAAGGTCACGTCGTGATTGACAAGTCTATACACATGGCTAAAAAGAAGTTACGCTTACTTTTAGGAGTTAAGTAATGTTCGGTGACCTACTAGTTATCGCAGAGTTTCAATGGCGTAGAGCTCTGTACGAACTAAAACAAGAGCGTATAGCGCAAGAACGTCGTACTAAAGA